TTTTCCTGGCTTTTGCTCTTGCTTCATCCGAATGCGCCCTCTTTTTTTTGCCTTGATGTGCTGCTGCAATCTTTGCTTTATGTTCTTCGCTCTTTGGTTTCCCACGTCCAACAGGCCCAGGCAGGCCGCCTTCTTCAATATTGACTAGGTTTTCCTTAAGGTCTTTGAAGCAAGCAATTAAAAATCGCTCATGTTCAAGAGCATCAAGTTCAAATGCCCAATGAGCCAAAATCTCAACTTTAAAATCCGTTTTTGCAACTATGTTTGTCCACCAGAAGTTGCGACCAGTCCTCACATAAGCCCGGCGGCCACTTCCTTTCCCAATGTAAAACGGCTTGTTATTGTCAAGTCGAATGTGCATATATGTGTAAAAACTCATGCGTTCATTTCAAAAAGGCGCCACTGGCGCAGGTTGTTGCGGGGCTTGACGAAATGGGGTGGGCTTTGGTTTAGGAAGCGGCACCCCCTTGTAGGTGGGGAAGGGCCAGTCTTTCATTCTGTATATATGTGTTGGAACAACTTATCTTCGGGTGTGCCTGCTGGGGCGCTGAACTGGCCGAGGTGGATGTAAGCACTGTGCCCCATGATGTACGCCGTAAAGCAGACGCGGCGCTCGCCGTTGAATGTGACGTTGCGAATGTCGGCCAAGCGAATATTGTCGGTTGTTGTGTTCATGATTAGAAAGCCACCCCGTTGTTGATGCAGTCAGCATAGAGTTCGGCGGCTTCTTTGGCCTCGTGCCAGAAGTCGCAAGTGGTGATCATATGATTGCGGCTGGGATAGTCCGTCTCGAACACGCACCAGTACGCACCGACCTGAGCAGCGTACACTTTAACGAAGCCGTCTTTGTGAATGAGTTCCATGTGTCTCTCCGTTTGCTCTGCTTCGTCAGGGAATCTGTTCAAGCAGTGTTGACACTATAACTTGATGGGGTGTACGATGTCAACACCTCAACACAACATTTTCAACAAAATGCTTACATTAGAACAGATCAGAGACCAGCTCCAGGACCGACGACTCACTGTCATTGCAGAGCGTACCAAGCTGCATCCGAACACGCTGCGGGACATTCGCAACAATGCGGATTGCAATCCAAGCCACCGGGTTTTGGCGGCTTTAAGTGACTACCTGACGGCCTGTGCCCAGGCGGTGCTACATGGCTGATCTAAGCAAGATCTTGGGTGGCCCATGGTCGCCACCAGCCGAGCCGCCACCACTCGCACCCGAGGTTCAGTTCATTGAGGCCATTCGCAAAAGCGGCCTTGATGTGCCCGAACAGCTCATTCTGGACGGGAAGATTCACCGGTTCCGTTCTGGTGCCAGCGCAAAGAGTCTGAGTCGATCTGGCTGGTATGTGGGCCATCTTGACGGCATCCCATGCCTGACCTTTGGCTGTTGGAAGCAAGACATCACGGCCACAGTCAAAGCTGACGTAGGCCGAAAGTGGACCCATTTAGAGGAAATGGCCCACGTTGCCCGCGTTGCTGCTGCTAAAAAGCAGCGTGACGCAGAAGTTGAGCGGGATCGTTCAGTAGCGGCGAGCACAGTAGAGACAATTTGGTCCGGTGGCGTAGCGGCAAGCCCTGAGCACCCATATCTTAAACGCAAGGGCGTAGAGCCAAACGGGGCGCGTGTAACAGGTGACGGCCGCCTCATGCTACCTCTCTTTAGCCCCGACGGCGAGCTATCGAGCCTCCAATATATTGATGAGTCGGGTGGCAAGCTGTACCACTCTGGTGGTCAGACGGGCGGCATGTATTGGATGTTGGGCACGTTAGATCAGCCCGGCGTGTTGTACATCGCAGAGGGTTTCGCCACAGCAGCAACGATTCACGAGGCTACGAATCGCCCCTGCATCGTTGCGTACAGTGCGAGCAATCTAGTTCCCACGACCGGCTCTCTCCGTGAACAGATGCCGACTCAAGAGCTAGTAATTGTTGCCGACAACGATCAGAGCGGGATAGGCCAGCGATACGCAGAGCAAGCATCAGCAAAGTACGGGGCGCGAATGATTTTGATCCCAACTCCAGGCGATGCAAACGACTACGCTCAGGCGGGGAATGATCTTGCGATGCTGCTATTACCGCCCACTGAGGATTGGCTAGTCCCAGCCGATGACTATTGTTTACAGCCAGCCCCCATCAAATGGCTAGTCAAGCGTTGGATTCAGGATCAGGCCTTAGTCATGGTTCACGGCCCCAGCGGCGGAGGAAAGACATTCGTGGTCTTAGACTGGTGCCTACGCATAGCCAGCAACACCCCAGAATGGGCAGGCCAGAAAGTTAAACCCGGCAATGTGATTTATCTAGCGGGAGAAGGCCACCACGGCTTAAGAGGTCGCATAGCCGCCTGGAAGCACCACAACAAAAGCGGCCCCCTCCAAATGTGGCTGAGCAAAGCCGGCTGCGACTTGAATACGACCGAGGGCTACAGAAAAGTAGCTGACTCAATCAAGTCAATCCAGATCACACCCAGCGTCATTGTGATCGACACCCTGCACAGATTCCTACTCGGTGACGAAAACAGCGCACAAGACGCCAAGACAATGCTAGACGCCTGCGCCAGCCTCATGCTGGAATTTAACTGCACAGTGATTCTCGTTCATCACACCGGCGTTTCAGAAGAGTCCCAACACCGAGCCCGAGGCTCAAGCGCCTGGAAGGGAGCCCTAGACATTGAGATAAGCATCGTTCCAGGGAAAAGTGGCGTGCCAATGCAGATCGTCCAGCGCAAGACCAAAGACGCCGAACTACCCAACCCAGTCAATGCAGAGCTCCGCTCAGTGGAAATACCAGGATGGCTCGACGAAGAACAACAGCCTGTAACAAGCGCAGTCGTTGAGATAGTTGAAGAATCAGTTACACCAGACAAAAAAGACTCTAACATTGGAAGGCATAGCAAGTTACTTCATAACGTATGGTCAGAAACCGGGGAAGAAAAACTAAACGGAAAACCATACATTAGCCGATCTGGGTTTATTCAATATCTTATGGATAAAATGGAATTAACTGATAAATCTGCCCAGATGTACGTCAAACCATCAGCCAAAGGAAAGCCTATTTGCGAACTACTTTTGGGCAACGTCATTGAACACGCATCACACGGATGGGTGGTCGTAGACAACGTTCAAGCGAGCGCTATGCTGCTATCGGCATCAGGGAAAGGAGCGTAACAACGTAACTTTAGCGTAACTGTTACGTTGTTACGCTGGTGTGACAAAACTAACAAAGTGCGTAACGTAACGTAACTACTACCTTTAGGTAGTTACGGTAGTTACGCTTGTTTGTGGGATGGTTCGGTACGGTTCAACTAGATAAGTTAGGGAGCACTAACATGAGTGATGATGTAGAAAATTCCGGTCAAGAAAATTTGAAGAGGAAGTGGGGGGGGGCTCAACCGAATGCAGGTAGGCCTGCGTTTGTGCCGACTGATGAGGAGAGGGCATACGTTGAGAAACTATCTGGTATAGGCCTGGTGCAAGAGCAGATCGCGGCGTTGATCCGGGATGGTATTCACAGCGATACGCTGCGAGATCATTTTGGGAAAGAGTTATTGGCGGGTAAAGCGAAGGCCAATGCGGCGATTGGCGGGACGCTGTATCAGAAGGCGATTAAGGGAGATACTGGCTCGCTTATATGGTGGACTAAAACCCAAATGCGCTGGGCAGAAACTCAGAAGCACGAGATAGTGCATACCGGTATTAGTATTACTGATGCACTTGAGGCTGCAAAGGCACGGCTCATTGCCGGCGAAGTCATCGATGCGAAGATCGTAGAGCCCAGGAGGCTCGAGGATGGGGGTAAGGACGTAGAGACGTAAAAAAAGGCCCCTGAGGGCCTTGTGGTGCGTTGGTTGGCTATTCGTCGTCGTCTGTGTTGAAGACTAGGAAAGACAGAAAAACGAGCAAACTACAGATCAGGTTCGTGTCGATGTCCATGGGCCACCTCCTTTCGGAGGATTGTGTAAGTTGGCCCCTTCCATGTCTGTAAGGCTTTTTCTAAAAATTAGTCTGAAAGCCTAAAAAGTTCTTGCGGATCACGATGTGTGTTGTGTATGAGCCAACAGCAGCCCCTAGAACGGTCACCGCGAGGTCTTTGGTGCTTGGGGTGTGGGTTGCCCTATTGCGAGCGTCATAGAGCTCTTTGGCGAGCCCTACAGCGGCCCCGGCTGCGATGCCGTACATCGGCTTATCGGTGGCCATGGTGACGGCGGCTCCGATTGCTGCGCCACCAACGAAGTGGAGGTTTTTGTCGCGGCCGGTCCACTCGTCGGCATGGGCCAAGAATGGTAGCGAAAGAACGACATACAATATTGACTTAATCATGATTTTCCTTTATAGGCATCGTTGATAAGTGTGAAGCGATAGAGGCAGGTTTTGCAGCGGAGTCGGCGACGTTTGCCGCCTTGTTTCTTGCATTCGCGGGTTTCCAAGACTTTTACAGGGCCTTTGCACAGCGGGCACATCACAGACCTCGATGGAAAAGTTGTTCTACGTATGCTGGGCTCACATTGAATCTGGCGGCTGTGAGCTGGGTGGCTATGCTGAATGGCGCACTGTGCGAGCTGATCAGGCTAAGAAGGTGTGAAAGGATGGTTTGGGGCATGATGAGCTCAAAAGTAGGTAGCAAACACATAACCGAAGATCGCGCCGAGTGCAATAGCGAATGAGACCTCGGACCAGAATTCGTTAGGGTTCTTCATACCCGCCCCTTTGCCCTTGCACTCTCAATCTCTACACGGAGCACAGGCACTGTGCCGAGGCGATAACTGTCACCAAACAGCGTCAGCCCCATAAATCCTTTCTTTAGATCATTTTGGCAAACCGTGCGCAGCTTGCCATCGACCTCAACGGTGTCGCCGGCGCGGACAAGGTTGATGTGAGTTGGGTGAGTGGTGTAGTTCATGCCGCCACCTCATTGACGAATTCTTGTTTTGTCATGTAACGTGCAAAATACTCATCACTCTTGCGAGAGAAACATGCATAAACCTCATCATTGTTCGCGTTGGTGTGGTCGGCTTCACTCATAAGAAACGCACCTCTTGACATGCACAGGGGGGGGAGCGCTTCGAGCATGTCCCAGTACATTTCTTCTGTGGTAGGGATCCAGGCTGCAGGGCTTGAGCGCATAGCGTCCCAGAGTGGTTTCCAAACGAGGGGGAGTTGTGTCTGTGTGTTTGTCATGATAATCCTTAGAAAATGAGGTCGGCAGATGTATCAACAGCATTACGAAGCAGCCAGATTGCAAGGCTGCTTTCTGTGCGAAGGGCTTCAGCATCAGCGTGGGCATCGGTCGGAATATGAAACCCTGAGCCAATCCGGCGCAGAACTTCATGAGCAACAGAGCTGTGTACGTTTACACCACGTGGGCTTTGAGCCCATATGTCGTGGGCCGCCTGGGTTGCTTGTGCGATTGTCAGTGTGTTCATGATGTTCCTTTGCTGGGGCCGAAGCCCCTATGGGTTAAGCTGATTGAGCGTTGACGATATGCTGAACCCAGTCGCTGAACCGAGCAAGTTTGGGGGCTTCGGCTTGCCTATAGGTTGCGCTCAACACACGCTGGCCATTCTTGTGCAAATGGGCTTTGCGCAGGCCAATCTCAACACAATCAAAGCCAAGGATTGCCGCCTCAAATGTGGGGGGAACTATGTAGTTTGCTTGCCTGCTCATGATCGTTTCCTTTAAGTTGCTGCGCGTTCCGTTGATTCGTGTTCCGCAGTGATGTAAATGTAAACGATTCTTTTGCACAAGTACACTAGGACAAACCCTATGTGTAGGGTTGACGCACTGCAATACACATCATTCATGCACGCATGCGCGCAGCGCATAACCTCGCTAGCTAGTGCAAACCATGCGAAATAAAAATCGAGGGGGGGGTAGGGCCCTGCACATCGGGCCGTGTGGAAGCCATCCCCCACGCAAATTTTTATTTTTAATTTCAGGCTTTGTTAAAAAATGAACTTCTTCTTTCAGAAGAATTTTATTTTTAATTTTCAGTTAACATCACTTCCATAACATCCGAGAGTTAACTATGCAAACGCCCATCTACAAGCCTCAGCAGGAACAGGAGTTGATGTCTTTGATCTGGAGTGAGCGAATCAAGGACAACCCATTGGCGTTTGTGTTGTATGTGTTTCCTTGGGGGGAAAAGGGTACGCCGTTGGAGCGGTTTTCTGGGCCTAGGAAGTGGCAAAGGGAGGTGCTGAGTGATTTGGCGGAGCACATCAAGGCGAATAGGGTTTTGGCGGATGCGAAGGAGCCGCACCAGAGTGAGGACGACATTGCTTACAGGGTTTTGAGGCAAGCGGTCAGCTCGGGCCGTGGGATTGGCAAGTCGGCGCTGGTGTCATGGATTGTGATTTGGATGTTGTCGACGCGGATAGGTTCGACGACGATCATTTCGGCCAATAGTGAGCCTCAGTTGAGGTCGGTGACTTGGGCTGAGATTACGAAGTGGTTAGCGATGGGGATCAATAGTCACTGGTTTGAGATCAGTGCGACGCGGGTTTTGCCTGCGAAGTGGTTGGCGGAGTTGGTTGAGAAGGATTTGAAGAAGGGGACGAGGTATTGGGGGATTGAGGGGCGGTTGTGGAGTGCTGAGAACCCGGATGCGTATGCGGGGGTGCACAACTTTGATGGTGTGATGGTGATTTTTGATGAGGCGTCGGGGATTGATGATGCTATTTGGTCGGTGGCGACGGGTTTTTTCACGGAGAACACGCCGAATCGGTTTTGGTTGGCGTTTAGCAATCCACGGCGCAATGCGGGGTACTTTTTTGAGTGTTTTGGGGCGAAGAGGGATTTTTGGCGCACGAAAGTGATTGATGCGCGGTCGGTGGAGGGGACTGACAAGGCTGTGTATGACCAGATTATTGAGGAGTACGGCGAGGATTCGATTCAGGCGCGGGTGGAAGTGTATGGGGAGTTTCCTGCTACTGGGGAGGATCAGTTCATTTCGCCTGTGGTGATAGATGAGGCTGCGAATCGGCCGAAGTACAAGGATCAGACTGCGCCGATTGTGATTGGGGTGGACCCGGCGCGGGGTGGGATGGATTCGACGGTGATTGTGGTGAGGCAGGGGCGTGACATTGTGGCCATTAGGAGGTATAAGGGCGACGACACGATGACGACTGTGGGTCATGTGATTGAGGTGATTGAGGAATACTCGCCCACGATGGTGGTGATTGATGAGGGTGGGTTGGGGTATGGGATATTGGATCGGCTGGTGGAGCAGAGGTACAAGGTGAGGGGTGTGAACTTTGGTTGG